CGAAGTCGTTGAAGAACTCGAACGCATCGCGATTCTGCATGGGATTCCAGTCGTCAGAGATAACGTCCAGAATCTTGTGATCTGAAGAACGAACCAGAGCCGAGTGACCGACAGATACCTGCTTGCCGTTCACGTTGGCGAAGGCAGGGATCTTCTCGACTTCCCAGTCAAGACCAGCCTCGACCAGCATCTGGTCGGGAGTCAGGTCGCTATGAACTTCCTTACCAAGACCATGCCAGGGAAGTTCGCCAGCATAAGCCATCGTTTCAACCATGTGAGCCATTTTCACTTCTCCTCGGGGAACTCGCCCCATTTCATTATAATAAGATTATACCTTAGATTTGTTATAAAGTCAAGCAACTTTTTACAGCAACCAGCCACTCTTATCAACCGAGATCCCTCGGCTCTTAAGGACTTCTTCTATTGCATAGAATTCCTTCTTAAGAGGTGGGATAAGATCCCATTCCCGACAAGAGTCGTCGGCATAGTGGTAGCTGATCTTGCTACCAAGCCACTTGAACTCCTCGACCAGATCCTCGTCGGTCATCTCGTTGTAAGAAACATTCGTCATTTTGCAAACTCCCGATTAGTTGCGGCAGCAGGTGACGCGAGCGGTAGCTTCCCAGTTCTTCTTATTGCTCTTACGGATAACAGCAACCTTGAGAGCGATACGGAGGCTGAGTTCGCGAAGCTTCGCCTGATTCTTGGTGATGAAGTCCACCACATCCTTCTCCTCGTCGGCAGTCAGACCACGACCCTTGAGGAGACCAGCGTCGATGACCTGCTTGATGCGAACCATGTAGTCGCGAGCAGTCTTCATCGCGAGATCAATGTAGTGGGCTCGGCTGACCAGAGCCTGAAGGTGAGGAGCCAGCTTATGCCCCTTCTCGATCATGGCATCGAAGTCATAGTTGGTGATGAAGATGATGGTACCATCGAACTCGAAACGGTTGTCGATCACCATGGCGGTATCTTCGTCCACCAGCTTGCCTTCGGTCAGGTAGCTGACGACACGCTTGTCGGTGGTGTCGCAGACAGCCTTGAGCAGGTTCAGCGAGGTGTCATCAAAGAAGATGGTGTCGGCGTCGTCGAACACGAGCACCTTACCAGCATCCTTGTGCTGCCAGAGAAGCTTGAAGAGACCCGTCGCACGGACATAACCCTTCACGATGGTGTGGTCGCGACCCTCCGGATCCCACTTCTCGAGGGTCTTCTCGATCGTGAAGGACTTGCCGAGACCAGCGGGACCGCTGACGATCAGCGCACGGGCATCGCCCGCGATCGCCGCCTCGGCGAGATCCTTGAGGATGTCGAAACGCTCGGTGAGGCGAGCCGAGATCTCGGCGTCGGTCTCGTTCGAGACGACCAGCTGGGGCTTCGCCGCAGCGTACAGATCCTGAGCCTTGTTCGCGATACGCGAACCACGGGGAGCGCGAAACCCGCTCTTAGGAACACCACGAGGCATTAGACATCTCCTTCATTTCATCTTATAATTAATAATACCCCATTTTAGACCTTTTGTAAAGGGGTAATTTTCATAATAAAATCAATGACTTAGAAGAACCCGTCCTCCTCGAGGTCTCGGATCAGCCCCTGGAAGTCTCGGGTGCTGATCTCGATGGTGTACACGGGGACGTTCCCGACAAACTTCGCAATGATCTGGGGATAGTCCCCCCTGATCGCCGAGCAGATTTGCCCCTCGATTCGCTCCATCACCTCGATGGTGTGGGCGAGGTCTTCGGTGGTGGGGAGAGTGATCTTGCCGTTCATTCGCGTTCCTCTCCAAAAAATTCAAGATACTCATCATCGGACATGAGCTCATAACAATAAGCCCAGAGATCTTCCATCTCCATCAATTTCCAAACGTTTCCGTTTTCATCGACGTACTTGGCATTTGTTTCCACAACGTACCAAGTATCCCAATAGAAACCAGAATCGGGATTGAGTAGGGTCTTCGCCTCAGAAGCACTCACTCCCCAAGTAGACATGTCGAAGGTTTCGACAAACACTTTGGGAATGTATTGTCCATGGTGGCTATCGACCAGAAGTTTGAGACCAGCAGACATTACGCAGCTTCCTTCAGAGTGAGGAGGGTGCCAGACACCTTCCAGAGGGCGCTCGTGCCTTTGAGCGTACGAGCGTCGGGATCAGCAGTGACCGTGACGGTCTTCTGGTTCACCTTGAGCACCGTACCGTTGACGGTACGTCCACCACGAGCCTGGAACGACACTCGGTCGCCTGGACGGAACATCATGGTAGCAGTTTGCTGGAGTCGCTTCATGGCAACGATCACCAGATCCTGCAGGTCACGAAGTTCCTGCATGTTCATGTCGACAACCAGCTTGCGGAGATTTGCGTCAACCATCACATTTCCTTTCTTCATCATAAGACTATTATGGCGTATTTTCGCCTAAAAGTCAAGAGTTGATTTTTCTAACAAAATCAATGACTTAGGCGGTAGCCTGTCGAGCAGCCTTGGCATGAGCCTCGGCGAGCAGCTGACGCCAGTAGATGGCGATCCGCATGCCCTCCTTGCCTTCCTTCCGCCAGTAGGCGATCTGCTTGGGCGAGAGGTAGCCGTTCCGCTCGTAAAACTTCGCCATGGAGGTACCCATGCGAGCATGGCAGGGACGAAAGCCACGATTGTTCTGATGGCGGGTATTCTCGGTCACCTGTTCGTCCGCCGTCTGGCGATTCTTGAGCACGACGAGCGCACGAGCGATCGCCTTGTCGTTGGTCGCGAGAAGGTTCACAATGTCACGTCCAGTCAGAGTCATCTCGTTTCCTTTCATCATCATGTCACCATTATGGCGCTTTTTTGATAAAAAGTCAAGAGCTGTTTTTTCTAATAAAATCAATGACTTAGCTGCCCTTAACCCTTATTAGAACGGCAGTGAGCCAGAACACTGCCAGCCATGTCCAAAAGTTCATTGGAATGGCGAGGGCGGGGAAAAGTGTGTTGAGCGCCCAAATCGTTGCTGCAGGTGCGAAAACTGCAAGAACGATAAGAAAGATAAGAAAGGTAAAAGGATTTTGAACTTTAAAATCAATTTTCTTGTCAGCCATCATATAATCTCCCAAACGTTAGCTTTGTGTTTCAGAATGTCGAGTCTGTTGGTTTCGGTTAGAAATCTGAGGATTAAACCTCGCTCCCTTCCATTGGCTTCTATCTCCCAAGGAAGTTCCCAGTATGGGACTTTGTCATAAGTTTTACCAAGCCACTTCTGCTTGCCAGCCATGGTGTCTTTCAGTTCGTTTCGGGCAAACTGTTTGACGTGCACCATTTCGTGGGCAAGAGTTTTGATAGGAATGAATGGATTCTTACGGGAATCGAGCCTGATGGTAAACTCCCGAGGGCGATAGTTCTGGTCTTCCCATGTGCAATCGCCATAAATTTGCTCTTTGGTAAAGAGACCTTTGATAAGAATGATGTTGACTGTAAGAACGTCGATCATTCTCTTCGACATCAGCTGCGAAGCAAAATTGTTTGTTGCATCAAGGAGAATGTCCCTGACCTCTTTTTCGCCGCCTCTGATGTTAACTTCCACGAGAATCATCCTTTGATCTTCGTTTGCGCGAGTAGGTTTTCTTGTTAGGAACAACCTTCGGCTTGAACGGAGAGTTTGGAGAAAAGAGTTCGATTGCTCTCTTTTTGGGAATGTTCTTCATGTGTCTACCCTCACTTCCTCATTATTATATATTAAAATCAGTAGGTCACGTCGATCTGGTAGCCAGCCTTCTCGGCGAGCATGACGTAGTGGTCCCACATGTGAGTTTCGTGACCGACCTTCGCGTCGTTGTAAATTTGCATCGCATGGATCAGTTCGTGTACGACCGTGTTGGCGAACTGCTTGCGGTTCTCGAACTCGTCGGTCAGACCGAGCAGGATGCGCTCGGGCACCTCGTCGCTGGGAACGCAATAGCCCCAGACAGTGTCCTGGAACTCGATGTCAATGTCGATAAGCTCGATGGGAAGCTCTCCCTCGAACACGGTTTCGTTGACTCGCTGCATCAGAGCGCGAGTCGCTTTTTCGGTAGCGATCATCATAGGCTTATGATGGCTGATTTTTATAAAAAAGTCAAGAGGTAAATTACCTAATGAAATCAATAGGTTATACAGGACTTAAAAAAGTCGTGGGTTTCTTTCAGATAGGTCGCCGTTTCCTCAACGAACAGCTGCGGATCCTCGTTCTCCACAGCGATCATGATGGCAAGCTGCGGCACCTTGATACCCTTACGTTCGTACACCATCATGGAATAACAGGTAGCTTGCATGAAGTAGGATTTAATCCATTCTTTCTTCTTAGGCTTGCTAGAAGTTTTAAAATCAAGAATGGTAGGAATGTTATCAAAAGAACAGAAAAGATCGCAGCGCCCAGCAGTTTGCAACCGATGTGAATAGAGAGGAATCTCAATTCCATGGACAGATGTTACATGTTTATCAATAAGAGGCTGTATGCTCTTGAACATCGAAACGACATTAGGCAGTTTGTCTTTTAGATAATCTGGCTTGTTGCTAACATAATCTTCACAAATCTGATGAAGATTGGTTCCTCTCCGAGCAGCTTGCGTAGATATCTTATTGGCTTTCTCTTCGCCAACAGCCTTACGCCATTCCATCAGAGATTCTTTACCGAGTTTACCAAGCAATGTGGTGACAGAGCTATATCGCTCCCCAGTAGGAGTAATATAAACCCTGCCACCTCTTGATTCATCCATTACAGCTTGAAGTTCTTCAAACTCATATAGTTCGTGTTTGAATCTAGGCTGAGATACCGAGACGTTCTCGGGTGATGATATAATCACGTACAAATCCACTTCTTACAATGTCATCTTCTGTAAATTCAATATGAGAAAAAGAGTCCATCTGTTTCGCAATCCTCATAAAATTCTTTAGACCGTTCTTTTCTTGTTCGCGAGTTAAATCAGATTGACGGAAATCGCCGCAGAAGATAATACGGCAATTTTTACCAATACGAGTTATGACCGAATCAATTTCATGGAACGTCATATTGTTAACTTCATCAACAATCACAACGCAGTTCTGTAAGGTTATGCCGCGAATGAATGATGTTGAGATGAACTCAATAGCATTCTTGTCTTTCAAAATTTTATACGCATCATCGCGACCAAAGAGTTCAGAGCAGATGGCTGTATATGGAGCTTCATACGCAGCTGCTTTTTCTTTCTGATTACCAGGCAAGAATCCCATATCTCTTGTTGGCACAACGCTTCTTACAATCACAACTTTATTGTAAGCTGTTCCGCCTTCGATGATGTCTGATAGGGCAAGATACAGTGATATAAATGTTTTACCAGTACCAGCCATACCGTGGAGCAGAAGATTCTTTTCTTCTTCGTATGCGACAAACGTTCTTAACTGATTTTGAGTCAAAGGTTCAAACTTATTCAGTCTGAAATGATTTTTAAAAGTAGGCGCTTCATCAATCAAGTTTTGTTTTGCTAAGAGTCGTTTTTGTCTTTTTGTTAATCTTACAGAACTCATTTACGTTCCTTAAAATGTGTTGATGTTTGAACCTCTGTGTGTTTTTTTAATATTCTTCAAGATATCGCGGAAACCTTCCGCTGGCTTCATATTATAACCCGATATGAGAGCAGGAGCCTCGTCCCACACTCTTTCGAAGTTTGGATCTTTGAGTTTCTCATCATATTCGCTCATACTGAGAAACTCTTCCTTGACTTCCCCCGTAGATTTATTTCTAATTGTGTACAGGGGCATCAATAGTAATCCTCTTCTTCATCTTCGATACGCATTAATTCGTCAATGTTTTTTGACTTCATCGCACGCTCGAACTTCTTTAGCTTCTTGCGCGACTTCTGTTCAATATAATCATCATAATCATTCGACTCATCGTCGTAATAATCACGAAACTTTTTCTTGAATTTGCTCATCTGTCAATAGTCCTGGATATGCCTCTAAAATTAGTTTGCGGGTGATTCCCTTGTAAGGAATCTTTTTATCCTTCGCAGCCAAAAGAATCTTTGCGTCTTCTGGATGGATGGATTCTAGAACCTGAATAAACAACGACTCTCTTTTTAATTTACTCAGGTTATCGTTTCCTCCCTCTACAAACAAGTATAACCTTTTTATTTCTTGTTGTAAACGATTACTTGTGTTGACATCTGATGCTGGTTTATAGGGAGGATCTCCTTCGGGGAGAAGCCACTTAACATTAGAATCTAACGCATATTTAATGATTGTTCCAAGAGGAACGCTCCAGTGCGCTCGTAGGAAATCAACCTTTTCCTGTTTTGTTTTTAATGTATCTACAGTTCTTAGAACTTCATGAATTGCTGGGGTCATTTAAAACTCGCTAATTGATTCCATAAGATGTTTCAGACGATTGTTGATGAAGTAGTTGAACAGCTTATCACGACCCTTGCCGCTCTGCTCTTCATACTGGGACATGATCTTTGTTCTAACCTCATCAGGTATATAGCTAAGATCAATAAGCTGCTCATTGCGCTTGTAGTTCCTGAGCATCTCGTTATTACAGAAACTCTCAGGCTCCTGATTGATCCACTCGCTCAGCTTCTTGGTAGTGATAGGCTTCTGCCTCTTACCCATAACAAGGCTGTCGTCAGAAGATAGGAAGTTGGGAATCCCGTCTCCTGCGTCACCACGCATGATCAATTCCTTAGTAAAGGCAATAGGATCATTCTTCTTCAGATATTTCTTGCGAACAGGATCATACTGCTCGACGTTTGAATATTGGTGAAGCTGAATGAAGTCCTTATCGCCAGACAAAATCAGAATGCGATTGGTTGCCTGTTCAGGACCAATGTGCTGACCGAAATTGTGACAAAGGGTGCCAATGATGTCATCAGCTTCCGCACTCTCCACCTTGAGTACTCGGTAAGGAAAGTTGTCACGAATCTCGTCGCGGATCTTGTTGAGCGACTGGAACAGAGCATTCCAATCAATCTCAGAAGCTTCGCGGGACTTCTTGCGGTTGGCTTTGTAATAGGGGAAAATCTTCTTGCGCCAGTAGTTCATGTCATCACAAGCGATGATAAGCTCTCCGTACTTCTCGCCGAACTTCTGTACATATGAGCGGAGGCTGTTGAGAACCATGTGGCGCACGAGATTCTCTTCGATTTGTAGATTCTTGTGATTACCAATCTGCATCATAAAATTGGAAATCATTACCTGATTCATATCAACGATAATCATTGTCTTCGTTCTCGGTTAATCCTAATTTAATATACTAGTATTTAGAAAAAATGTCAAGTTAAATTATTCCTCTTCAGACTCGTCAGGAATATTTTCTTCGTCAACATTAACAGTCGCTGTCCCGTCAGGATTAGTTTTGACAACAAATAATTTGTCCGAGATAGAGTGTAAACCATGTTTGAAGTTCATCGATCTAAACAGAGCTGCTCTTACTGATTCTATAATCATCGCCGAGTCTTTTACCCCGTCATCGTTTAATGTAAGATCAAATCCTTCTTGCATTAAATTCATAAAAAGTAAAGGCACAGCTGAATCAATGGCGAGTTCAATTCTTTCTTTTCTCAGAGACTCAATAGTTTTATGCATCTCATCTAGTGTTTGAGGAGGAGCATCTTTTCTTTCGCGTGGAAAGATAACTACGTTATCGCTCATTTAATCACCCTCAATAGAATTGTTTCTGTGTTAATTCTGCCGTTCATCATCTTCTCCTTGGTAGAAAGTGAAGACATCATTTTCTTCAACTCACCAACACCAGCCTTTAGAACCTTCTGAATAATTTCTTCTGGTTTTCTGGCTGTTTTTGACATCGAAGAAACAGCATCAAATTGTGTAATTGAGGATCCCTTAACTCCTAGACCTCTATCACTTGATGCGTTGTAAACTCCAATCAGTTTATATTTAGTGTTATAAACCCACAGAGCTTTCGCACCGATAATTGTGCTAGGATTGACACTAGCAATCTTCAGTTCATTATCTTCCTTTTTGAAGTTTAGATTCTTAACGAGATCTGTTGTGCTTTTCTGCTTCTTCTTTCGTGGCAGACGAGCCTTTTTCTTGTTACCAGCAAATCTATCAGCATCATTGTAAATGGTTGTCACAAAATTTAGATAGTTATTGATCTGTTGCTTTGAAAGATTTTTATATCCTTCAACCAGATCCTTATCTTTCTTTGCCGAAACAAGTTCAAGTTCAAGCTTCAGACGAGAATAATATTCCTTGACCTTGTTGGCATACTGAGCGATAACTTCTTTCTTTACACAATATTCATAAAAAGAAAAACTGCCAGTATATTTCGCGTTGATAAACTTGTCAATTTCGTCCTCAACATCAGCGATGATGGCTGATGTACGTTCGCGCATTCTATATTGGATTGTTGTTTTTGTAGGAGCGGTTTCAGCAACAGGCTCTTTCTTTTTACCAGCTTCGATAGAACGATTGATACGTTCATGAAGGAACTCGATTGTTCTTGCTGGCATCTTTGTTCCATTGAGACTTAACTTAGCAATGGAACAAGCTGTCATGGGCATACGCCAATCTTCTGCTGCCCTGACATACTCAATGTCTGCCTTTGTAAAAGCAGAATGACGTTTCATATATTCGAGAACCCACTTCTTACCAGTGGAAACGTCATAAAAATAATTGTACCAGTTATATGCTGCAGAAAGTCGAGGATCGTTCTCTCGAACTTCCTCGATCATCCCTGGCTCTGGACCAAAATATTTTTCATCAACAGATTTTGGTGTTCTAATAAGTTTAGATTTTCTCGCCATTGTCTTTTTCACTCATGAAAAGCTTTTCGATATTTAATCGAACAACATCAATATTGTCAATATCTTCAGCAGCGATATCGTGACTGCTAGATAGTGCGTCCAACCTAATTATAAGCTCTTCATAAAATTTTAGCAAGTCATATTTTGACCAGCTGTCTACGTTATGTTTTATAATGGAAGACATTTTGCTGGCTCGATCCCAATAGTTCTCTTGGCTCATGCATGATGCTCCTGATAAAAGCATCCCACTGGTGAATCCTAATGTTCCAATTATAAAAAACGTTTGCGTAGGATCGCTGAGATGCTAACCTTGATTGAATACCTTCATCCCAGAAATTTTCAATTGATGA